AGCTATTGAATTTGATGGTGATGTCTTTTATGCGACTGCGAATACGGCAAACGGAAGAGGTATGCTTGATGCAACCCAATATTATAGATTGAATGCAAACCGAAACCCAATCGGAGTCGCCATTACAAATTACTTTGGAAACACTGGAAGTACACTGACTTTACCTACTAATGGAATTTATCTTTTTGACTATCATTTATATTACACAAAAACAACAAACGGAACAGTTACTTATACTCTTGTAAATACTCAAACCGTAACTAATATGGTCGCAGTTTATGAACACTCTAACTTTGCTGGTATTACTACAACAGCTGATGCATCTGCTTTGAGAGGTGTAGTCACACAAACTGCAGCATCAGTTGCTCTTCCAGTTACTCCAACGATTATTTCTGGATCCAATAACTATGCGAACATTAGAGTTTTATTGGAAAATGCTACCTCAACTGGATTAGCCTTACGAGTAACTTGTAGTGCGGGAACACTAACTCCATTGAGGGGTAGTTGGTATAGTGTTAGAGAGTTACCGTCTGCAACAAGTGTCGGTATCTTTACATAAGATAAATAATTCATAATATTCCTAGAGTATCATGGCTAAACAGGTTCAACTTAGAAGAGGAACAGATGTTCAGCATTCTGTGTTTACTGGAGCCGAGGGAGAAGTAACTTACAATACTGATGCAAAAACACTTGTTACCCACGATGGTTCAACGGTTGGGGGAACAAAACTAGCAAAAGCATCTGATGTTATTGCACTTTCAGTAGCTCTTGGATCCTAACTTAATAAATACTATTAACTAAAATCTTGTAGACTAGAGATTATTTCTGATGGCAAAAAAACTCAAGTTTAGATATATCTTTGACCCAAGCAACGATACTGTACAAATTTATGGTAGAGTCGCTCAAAGAAGGCTTTTATTAATTACTAATGTTACAAGTGGTAATATAATTTATAATTTTGCCGATTCTGGTCTAGGTGCATCTTCTGTTACCTATAGTGATACTACAGATTTAACAACGGTTGTTTTAGAATATAACTGTGCATCGATGAGTTCTGGAGATGAACTTCAGATTTTCATTGAAGATGATGTTGTAGAGTTTGAGCCATCAGCAACTTTTACGGACCCAGTATCTAAGTTTCGTGTATCTCAATCAGAAACTCTAATTGATACTGACTTTGAATATGGTCTACAACCAACAAAATGGGAAACTTTGGAGTTAGTTAATAATGTTCCAGGATTTTATTCTAAGAGTGGAGATTCTTCTATTGAAGTTTCTACTGTTACTGGAACTAATGGAAGCACTTCACTAGCAATTAACGCACCCGCTCACGGACTAACAGTAGGAACTCCGATTGATATTCGTGGATTGTCTCAATCAAATCTTGATGGAAGTTATTTAATTGCTTCAGTTCCTGACGCAGATACGATTACAATTACTGCAAAAAATATCTCAGTAACAAGTGGATCATTATTAACACCATATACAACCATTATTCCAGGAAGATTTTATGCTGGATCACAATTAAATTATGCAAATATTGTTTCTAATGCACAAGATCCATCGGAAATTAAAATTACAACTGAATATCCATCTGGATTTAAGGTTGGATCTGAGTTTTATTTAGTTAACACTGTAGGAACAGAAAATATTTCTTTTGATTCTTCTGCAGTAGACATTGAAAATTTTGATGTAATTACTCAAACTTTTAATCCTTATGAAGTATATAATGATGGAGTATCAAGTGGAAATATTGTTAGAGTAGATCCTTGGGATTACGTTGGATTTATGACTTCATTGCTTGTCCGTGCTGGAGCCAATGGACAAGTACAGACCAATACAATTACAGTTGGACTAGGAACAACTACAATCTTCTCCGATGGTCAGTGTGTTGTTGTAATTAATGGTCCAGATTCAACACTTCCAACTGGACTAACAGACCGAAGAAGATATTTTGTTGTTGGTGCTGGAGGAACTACATTTCAATTAGCAGTGACTGTAGGTGGAGCTGCTACTGGAATTACTACATCTTCTGGTAATGGTATCTTTTATGTTGTACGTGGATTTGGTATCACTGGAATTAACTCTACAACAGACTTAGTAACTTTAAGTGAAGTTTGGGATCCAGACGATACTACTGGTATCGCTAGAGATGTTCCATTGATGTTATTTAATACTGGAGTTGCAATTGGTGCAACTGCTACTGGTGGTCATGGAGTTGGCTTTTCAACATCAATCAAGGAAAGATTTTGGGATGGTGGAAGTATAACCACATCATTCTATTATTTTGGAACAGTTACATCTGTGGGAGTTAATACTGCACAGTTAAGAACTTCGGCCGATGGTGGAGGAACTTTAGTTAACTTTACCAGTAATGTTTTCCCCACATCTGGAACTGGTGCAGTTCTTATTCCTGTAAAAACTAATCCTACAGCGAATACAATTAGTATTAATAATCATGGATTCTTTGAAAATGATCCAGTAGTCGGTATTGCTACAACATTAAGATATGATAAAGTCGGAGTTGGAAGTGCTATATCTGGATTAACAAGTGGTACGAATTACTTTATTGATCCAGTAAACAGCAACACCTTTGGATTGAAGTCTACATCAAATGGATCCAGAATAAACATTACTGCATATACTGGAATCGGAATCGCAACAGATCATAAATTTACCCAACATCCTAATAATACAACTGCTAACACATTTTATATTCCTGGTCACGGATTAACTTCTGGTGAACTTGTTACATATGAAGTTGGATCTGGAACAAGTATTGGTGGATTGTCTGATGGACTTTCATACTTTGTACTTCCTTCTTCTGAAGATAGCACTAATAGAATTAAATTAGCAACATCTTTGGGAGGATCTGCAGTTGATTTAACTTCAGTTGGTGCTGGTATTCATACTCTCACTTTAAGTACAACTGGTGCTACAGATGGAGCATATGAAGTAGATAGTATTGTTGATAGTACATCCTTTACTCTTAAAAATGTAGCTCAAATTTCTCCAACAATTATTACTTTTGATCCATCTGTTGCTGTGGGTCTTACTGAAGACACAGTAGATTTAAATGAACACAGATACATTACTGGAACACCAATCATTTATGAAACTGGAGGGGGAACTGCGATTGGTGGATTGACTGGTCTTGGAACATATTATGCGATTAGAATTAGTAAAGATAGAATTAAACTGGCAACTGATTTAACAAATGCTTTAAGTGGAATTTCTACAAATTTAACTTCTGTTGGAACGGGAACAGAACATACCTTCACTTCATATAGTCTAGTTGGTGAAAGCTCTGGTATTGGATCAGTTTCTATTACCGAAGGATCTCTGAGAGTTGTTGGAGAAGATACAGCATTTTTAAATCAATTCAAACCAGGGGATCCATTCGTAGTAAACCTTGGAATTAGTTCTGTTTTTGAAACTACTGTTGCTTCTGTTGGTAGCAATCAACAATTGTCTGTTGTAGATAGTTCACCATTAACTGGTGTCGGACTCACTTATTTGATAAGAAGTGGTTTATACGTTAAATCTGAAGCATATAGTTTACACAGACCATTTGATGGTGGAGTTGAAATTAATCCAGGAAAAGTAGCTGATACTAGAATTATTCGTCAAACGAGACGTTACTTTAGATATCAATCTGGTAAAGGAATTAATGCACAATTTGCAATTAATTTCAATCCTCCAGTTGATGTTGAAACAATTGTTTCCTCTGGAACCACTGCTACAGTTACGACTCGCTATCCTCATGGTATTAGTACATCATCATTGCCCAGTGCTCTAATTAGAGATGCTGAAGTTGCTAATGGAGAAACCAATTATTATAACGGAACTTTTGCTATTACTTCTGTTCCATCTCCAACAACATTTACATATACAATGAATGGGACTCCAACAACAACAGTTTCCGCTAAAGGATTTCCTCAACTAATTGTAAGAAATTGGGGAGGATCAAAATTAAAGGCTGGAATGTTTGATGATCAAAATGGATTATTCTGGGAGTATGACGGTACTACTTTAAAGGCTGTTAGAAGAAATAGTATTCAACAACTTTCTGGGAGAATATCAGTTAACTTAAGAGAAAATGTTGTTTCTGGAACTAATACAAGATTCCTTGATCAATTAATCGAGGGTGATAAAATTGTAATTCGCGGACAATCTTATAAGGTTGTATCTATTGGCGCTAATACAACACTTTATATTCAACCTGCATATAGAGGTGCTGACTTATCTGGAGCAATTATTTCCAAAACTGTAGATGATAAAGTAAGTCAGGCAAACTTTAGCATAGATCCTTGCGATGGAACTGGTAAGTTTGGATATGATCTTGATGTTACCAGAATTCAAATGGTTTATATTGATTATTCTTGGTATGGTGCTGGTAAAGCAAGATTTGGATTCAAAGGTTCAAATGGCGAAGTAATTTATGTTCATCAATTTATTCATAATAATAAATTAAACGAAGCATACTTTAGGTCTGGTAATCTTCCTGCAAGATATGAAATTGAAAATGAAGGTGTCCCATCATTTGCACCAAGTCTAGCTCACTGGGGATCGACAGTTGCTATGGATGGTCAGTTCCAAAGTGACCAGGCATATCTATTTACTGCATCATCCAGTCTCTTGACTTTCTCTGGATCTACCGAAATTGTTGATGGATTTGGGGTTGTAGCTGGATCTGGAACATCTACTTTTTATCGTTATGTGAATGCAAGTGGATCTGAATCAACTGGAATTTCAACATCAACAATTAGGACATTTGATGGATCTAACGCTGGAGTAGTAGTTGCTGCATCTGATTATGTTGTTATAAACAATCATGGATACTCTTCTGGTCAGTTGATTCAATATAGTCATGGAGGAGGAACTGTAATTGGAGGTTTGACTAATGAATCTTTCTATTACGTTGGAAAACGTGATAATAATTCATTCTATTTTTATAATACTGAAGCAAATGCTCTTGTAGGTGGAGTTACAGGTAGAGTTAATATTTCATCAGTTGGAACTGGTGTAGCGCATCAAATTAGATCTGCATTTAGATTTACTGTTACCCCAACAACTATATCTGGTTATGGTGAAAGACTCATTCATAGATTCAGAAGTAATGATGGTGAATGGGAAACTGTAGATACTTTATCTTTCGGTACTCCAATAGAATCTTCCAAAATTTTAGCAAGAGTTGGAGTTAATACAAACCCAGCAGCACTTCTTTATAGGGTTTCAAGAATTGGTTCAAGTAATTCTGCAGATGTTGACTTCTTCTTTGTTGACTCTCCAGTATCTTCTCAATACCCAGCATACCCATCTTTAGGAAGTGTAGGATTTATTGGTGCAGGTACTACTTGTGGTGTTGCTCATACTTTGGGTGAAAATACTCCACCACCATCTCTGATTCCGTTGATTTCAATCAGACTTTCTCCTTCTGTTGATGGTGGACTTACTGGAGCAGTAGGCGCTAAGGAAATTATTAATAGAATGCAATTGAGTCTGCAAAGTGTTGGACTTCTAACAACACATGACGTTGAGATTCGTCTCATCCTTAATGCCCAATTAGACAACGTAAACTGGCAGAATCAAGGAGCACCTAGTTTGAGTCAACTAGTTGCTCACCAGAATAATGATACCACTGATAGCGGAGTTAAAGTGTTCTCTTTCCGTGCTTCTGGCGGTAACGAAGTAACCTCTGGTGGTAGAAGATCTTCTAACACCTTCTCTCAGGACATCAGTTCTGTTCTTTCTCTTGGTAATGCTATTCTTGGTGGAGATAGTGCTTTCCCTGATGGTCCAGACGTTCTTACTCTTGCGGTTGTTCCACTGAACCCAACTCAGATTACTCTATCATCACCATTCTCGGTCTCTGGTAGAATTACTTGGTCTGAGTCTCAAGCATAATACTAATATACATAATTTTGGGAGGGTCCTTGACTCTCCCTCTTTTTTTGTATACAATAGTCTTAACAGTCAGAGTCACATGAAATTTACAGTTTATTCTAAAGATGGCTGCCCATATTGCAGTAAAATCGAACAGGTGCTAAAATTAGCAGAACTTCAGCACGTAGTCTACAAATTAAATGTTGACTTTAATCGTGAAGAATTCTATGCAGAATTTGGTGAAGGTTCCACGTTTCCTCAAGTAATAGTTGATGATAAGCATATTGGTGGATGTACTGATACTGTACAATATCTAAAAGAACAAAATTTGGTCTGATGGACAGAACATTTGGCGAAGTTTATTTTGATGTTGAAATGGCAATTGATTATGCCTTTGAAGGAAAATTCATGATTAATTTTTATGACTATCTAAAAGTAAAAGAAGCTAAAAAGGATCAAGTCAAAGAGTTTATTGAAAGTAAAACCGCATCAAACATTAATAGCATTGTAAATGATCTAGATGAATATCTAGAAGGAGGATCTGATAACCAGCATAAGCAACTTCGTGAGGCATATGGGCACATTTCAAAACCAGAAGCACGAAAAATTAGAAACTATTTGTATAGCATTATAGAAGATGCTTGGAAGTATAATCATGATAGGAGACCAGGACGACGAAAGAAGCAATCTAAATAATAAAGATCCCCGAATAAATCGAGGAATTGAATTACTGTTACGCAATAGGAGGAGAGAATCATTAAAATCCAAAATGTTCAAAGTATGTTTTGGGAAAATGATGTCTCTCTTCAAAAGAGAGTTTCATTTTTATTTTGAAATTAGTTTAGACATCCGAAAACAAAACTCTCAGGAGAAATAAAATGTTAGCAGTAACTCTAACCATAGGAACTTTAGTTTCGATTATGTTCTTTTTTGTAGGAGGTGTGGTAGGATGGTTAGCCAAAGAGCATTTCTATCAGACATCCCCAATTTATACACACCCTGAGATGTTCGACTCAAATGGGAATGTAATACCCGATGAAATTTTAGCCGTGAGGTTTGAAAACGATTATGACGACAACGAAGACGAGGAAGAGTAAAACCACTACAACAACACCAACTGTAGTTGAAAAACTTCCACCAAATCCATTTTTATTTGAAGTTTTAGATCTAGTATCTAAGCAAAGAACCAATGCAAAAAAAGTAGATCTTCTCAAAGAATATGCACACGATTCTTTGAAAGTTATTTTTGTTTGGAATTATGATGAATCTGTAGTTTCACTTTTACCAGAAGGGGATGTTCCGTATGGAAATGTGAAAGAGCAGAATGTTTATTCTGGATCTCTTTCAGATAACCTTTCAAAGGAAGCGAAGGGAGGAGAATCTGCAACTGGTCAAGATCTTGATGGTAGAGGTAGAAGTACTCTTCGTCGTGATTATGCTAACCTTTATCATTATGTAAAAGGAGGTAATGACTCTCTATCTAAGATTCGTAGAGAAATGATGTTCATTAATCTCCTTGAAAGTTTGCATCCCAGGGAAGCTGAACTGCTCTGCCTTGTTAAAGACAAGAGACTTGAAGAGAAATATAAGATCGGGTTTGAAAATGTTAAGCAGGCATATCCTGATATCCAATGGGGAGGTAGGTCTTGAGCGTTACCATTCTTCATCAAAAATGTGATCCAGCAGTTGCGGATGATAGAACTCTTCCATATAATACTTACCTAGTAAAGTATATGGAAGATGATGAAGTTTTTTACGATCTCGTAATGACCAATAAAAAAGTCGATATATTCGACTATTATTGGGATAGGTATCGTGAAGGTCTACAATGGTTTAAACAATCAGAGGGAAGAATAAATCCAAAAGTGTGGGGAAACAAACCAACTGAAAAAAAGAAAAGAAAATGAGTAAAGGATTTGAAAATAGTGATAATATCAAAGTCACTATATACAAAGATGAAGTTAAGAAACTACTAAAAGATTATAAAAAAATAAAAAAATATATGAAGTCTCCCATCTTTAAGATTAAAGTCATGGATGGCGATGAGAAGATAGTATCAAAACTTCTTGATGAACTAAAGGACGATTCTTAAAGATTAAAATGGGGAAGCATTATTTACTTAATTTGTACGGTTGCTCGTTTGTTCTTCTGGACGACGAGCGTTGTCTTATAGATTTGCTAGAAAATGCAGCAGCAGCAAGCGGTGCAACCGTAGTACAAACAATATCAAAAAAATTTGACCCGCAGGGAGTTACTGTAATATGTTTACTTTCAGAAAGTCATATCAGCATTCACACATGGCCTGAGGAAGGTAAAGCAGCAGTAGATGTTTATACTTGTGGAGATTGCAATCCAAAGATTGGTTGTGATATAATTATTCAACAATTGTATGCAACTCAGCATACTCTCAGTTATATTGAAAGGTGAATGCTAAATAACCCTATATGGAGATTGCACATGCTCTCTACACAATATCGTCTTCGTCTTGAAGCAATCTGTGCAAAAATTGCACAACATGAAGAAGTAAGTTTGGAAGATATGATTTGGGCGGAGAAATTAGCTAAAGCAAATCGAACTGCTGGAACGATGTTACGTCAAGCAAGACGTAGAGCAGAAAATCCAGATATGCAAGAAGGAGATTTAGATGATTTTTTAAATCAACTTGATATTGGTGGGTTGGGGCATGAAAGATTTGGTAGAAGTGGGTTTGATAGTGTTGATGATATTATAGATTTCTTTTCTGAGGGAAGAGATAAACCAGAAGATTGGAGGCAAAGGGACTGATGACCTACGAGGAGTTCTTGGATAGGCCAACAACTTTTATGGATGATATGCTGCAGGTCGTTACAATTAAAAATAAGTATCGTCTAAGTTTTACCGAAGAGGAGAAAGAAATTAATCAACATCTTCTAACTTATTGGGAAGAAATGAAACTCAATGAGTTAAGACATAAATTTGAGAAATGTTGGGACATTAATACTTGACGTATTATCTCAAACACTTTATAATACCAGAACATACCTTATCATTATGACTTACAAACCCTATAGTATGGAATGGAGTCGGCGGCGTTATCTTGCCGAAGCAATCCAACAATACTTTGATACTGATGCGTCTGTTGATGTTGTTCTCGACGATATTGTGAGTGTGCTTGAGGAAAATGCAGCACATCATAGAAGTCGTTCCGAACGCTTTCAGGAAGTTCTGGATGGGTTAAAGTCTCTTCCCTATTGATAAGTAATCGATTATACATTTTTGCTTGACTATATAGATTGAATGGAGGTATAATATCCTCTAACGTTCATCCCAATATGGGACGGAAGTAAGCCGACTCGGAACGGATCGTTCATCTATGGAAGCACTCATTTTAACTTGCCTACAAGCACAGTTGATGGTTGGAAGAGTCCATAAAACTAATATTCCGTATCAATCCAAAAACGACTTGATATGGGAAATAAAACAAATCTCCCCCAAAGAGTGTAAAATAGACGCAAAAGCCGACTGAAGGAACGCCACCTCACCTTAACAAGTAAAGGAGCAAACCTAATGTCTCAAGTCGTTTATCGTGGTGTCCCATACGACACCGAAGTTCGTCGCCAAGAACAGGCACAACAACAACCCCAACAGCACAACGAAACTTATCGTGGTGTTAAGTTTGTAAAGGAGGGGAAGTGATGCAAAAGTTAAACTTCCTACAACTCATTAAAGAGCAAAAGCAAAGAGAAGAACGTCGTCGTCAAGCATCACTCTGCAGTGCAGGTCATTGTTCTGTAGGGGAGAAGAAGTGATGTTTGCAATACTGCAAATTGCTGCAGGATCTGCAGTTGCAATTGTGGTAATATCTCTTTATATTCAAATTCTATTCAGGTAGAATTAATATTAAAAGAGGGGTTGACCCTCTTTTTTTATAGGTATAAATTTTTGTTGCGAGAATGTAATTATCTGAACATAATTACCTAGATAGTGATAGAATATATGAGGTGATACAAATGAGCGAAAACTCCTTTATTATGATGTTCTTTGTGCATGGAGGTTATTATGCACAACTTAATTTCTTTTAATCAATTGGCTGCTTGGAACAATTTAGAAAAAACTGTAAACGAATTTATTGATAAGCATGAGGTAATGAACGATTATTTTGATTGTTTAGTTGAGTGTGATGAAAATGAACAAACGTGTAAAAGGGTCTGTAGAAGTATGTTGAGTCGTTTGTGATTTGTAGGGAGGGTTGATCCCCTCCCTTTTTTATGTTAAACTGATACGAGTCAACAAAATTTTATGGATAGAGAAAAACTAAAATTGATTATTGGTAATCTTGAATTACTTGTTGATTCTCTTAAATCTGAAATCTATTCAGACGTAGATTCTTATAAAAACAATCTTGAATATGAACAAGTAGCTTCATATTTTCACGATTATGATGAAGTATTTGAAGACAGCGATCTAAACGAAGAAGAGGAATTTAAATGAAACCAACTGTAAAGTTAATCGCAATTACTCGTGGTGCGGGAGAACTTATTAATAAAAATGCACAGGAAGTTATTTCTTATATTGCTCGGGTGAGTAATCCAAATAACCAACTTAACTTTGATACTGCTGCAGGTCTTCTGCGATATTGCATCAAGCATGATCACTGGTCTATTTTTGAACAGGCATACATGACTCTGGAGATCAATACAACTCGTGGTATCGCAGCTCAGATTTTGCGTCACCGTTCGTTTACATTTCAGGAATTTTCGCAGCGTTATGCTGATACAAATCTACTATCTGATAAACCAGAGATTCCAGATCTTCGTAGACAAGATACTAAGAATCGCCAAAACTCGATTGATGATTTTGGTGATTATGTAAAACTGGGAATGCAAGGTGAAATCGCAAAGTATTTTGAGCATGGTCAGAATCTTTACAACTCTCTCCTAGAGAAGGGAGTGGCGAAGGAGTGCGCTCGTTTCGTTCTACCCCTAGCAACCCCCACTCGCATCTACATGACGGGTTCCTGCCGCTCCTGGGCGCATTACATCGGTCTTCGCTCGGGGCATGGAACTCAGAAAGAACATATGGATATTGCGGAAGCAGCAAAGTGCATTTTCTGCTGCGAATTCCCAAGTGTTGCAGAAGCACTTGATTGGAAACGTGGTGAAGATTGTCCAGAATGTGTAGATGCACCATCTATTACCATTGAATAAATACCCATATACAAAATGGAGGATTAACATTGCCGACATACCCTGTTGTTAATAAAGTTTCTGGTGAACAAAAAGAAGTGAAGATGAGTGTTCACGATTGGGACCAGTGGAAAAAAGATAATCCTGATTGGGATAGAGATTGGTCAGAC